AAGTGGTGGATTCCAATTTACTTTTGAAGATGAAAACAGACAAAATTGCTAAAATCGCTCATACCTAAATTTTTAAGATAAAGGTTGTCTCTTTGATATCGGAAATAACGCCGTGAATTCCGCCAGTGGTTACTACCTTAAAATAAAGAGAGAAAAGATAAGGGGGGGCTTTCAGCAATTTGGGGTTTTTATTTAAGAAAGCATTAAAAGTTTTAAAAAATAAAAAGGGAAAAGAATGTTAATTATATTGTTAATTATATTTATATTTTTGCTTTATTTTAAAAATTATTTAATACTTTAAAACTTTAAAAAGGAGGTAAAATGTTTTTATTGATAAAAACACAGACTGGAAAAATAATTTTAGAGTGTTTTGAAACGGATACACAGATTTTAGATTATTTAAATTATGTGGATGAAAGAAAAGTGAAAGCATTTAAAATTCTTCCTGACAATGCTAAAGATAAAGATTTTGAGATTTGAAATTTTAATTAACCTATTAAAATAAGTTCCGCGCTTAACGCGGAATAAAAAAAATAAAAAGGAGGTAAACTATGCTAAACAATGAATTAAACAATTTAAATAATGATAACTTAAATAATAATGATTTTATTGACTTATCACCTGATAATGAGACCCAAGACCAACCAAACTTTAGCGGATTACCCATTTATACACTGAAGGACTTTTTCGAAATGAACAAAACAAAAGTAATAAAATTATATGTCTCATCATACAAAAGAAAGAAAGACTACACTTTTAATAGATATATCATATATCTTTTTGCTAGCTTAGAAAAAACGCAGCCTGCGTTTATCATTAAAACATACTCGCAAAATATCGATAATTTCATTAGCAAGTATATTCTAAAAAACAAAATAAATAAACCATTCTCATTTAAAGTGCAAGTTACTAACAACCGCGGTAAAGTTTCATTCAGAGTGTTGTTGAAAAAATAATATTATTAAAACTAGGATAGCCGGACAATACCAATTTTTTCTAAATTTTTGGTATTGTCCGGCTTATTTTTATATATATAACGCATATATATAACCTAGCAGATATTTTTTTTTTAGGGGGAGGGGGGAGGGCTTTATAATCCCCGGCCAGACCAACCTAACCAAACCTATCCCGGCCAGACCAACTAGACCAACCAATACCCAACATAGTTAATAATTAACTAATCCTTGTTTGTTATTCCGCGTTTAAGGGTAAAAGGCAGTGATCTCACTTAAAAGTCCATAAAATACCCTTATTTTGCTTTAAAAGGCTTATAGTAAAGAGATTTTTTCAAGGTAAGGTAGAACATTACCCCTCTAAAGATCGCCTTTTATAAAGCCAAATAAAAGGGAGTAGTATTTGTTATTCCGCGTTTTAGGGATTGTTATTTTATGTTTTGGTGGAAGTCAGTGATCTTAGCCAAAAGTCCATAAAATGCCTTTATTTTCTTTTAAAAGGCTTATAGAAAGGCGATTTTTGCTGGATAAGGGTAGAACATTACCCCTTCTGAGAACGCTTTTTATAGGGGAAAATAAGGGCTTGTTATTCCGCGTTTTAGGGATTTGACAAAAGGGCTTTTTAGGACTATATTATATAGTATGCGTAAAATAACAATAACAAATAAAGGTTTAACAATAACTTTTTCATTTTCAAAGGAAGAGATAAAGAGTTTGCTTTCACATACAATTGGTTATTCACCTTCAAATGAAGAGTTAAACAAAATATTTCAGTTATTAGCCAAGCATTTAGCCAATTGTGGATGTGATAAATGTTTTTCTGCTGGAATGGATATTGTGTTAAGGTATTTGAAATTAAAATGATATTCCGCGTTAAGAGTTGGTTAGTCAGGGAAGGACGCCCCCGTAGGAAATTCCCTGACGACCCTGGACTGGCTTAGGCTGGTCCAGTAAATTTAATGGAGGTGAATATGAAGTGTTTAAATTGTGGAAAAGAAGTAGAAAAAATCATTGTAACTAATGAAGGTATTTTTTGCGAAAACTGTATTGAAAATGAACCAGATTATTATGAGATTTACTATGAGACTGATGAATTTCGTGAAATTCCAATTGAAGAAGAGGAGGAAAAAGAATGAGGAAATATTTATTTAGTTTAATGCTTTTTATTATCTTTTCCGCGTTTTTGGTTTTAGATAATGATTTCTTTTATTTTTTACTTGTATTTAAGAAACTGGCTTTATTAGGACTAGCTACACTTATGGCTACTGTTTTACGAAAAACCTTGTTTTGGTATATTGATTTTAGCTGGGAATTACAAAAGAATAATCCATTACCAGTGGCTATCTTTTTAGGACTTTGGTATTTAGCCTGTTTAATCTCTTTTGCTTTACTATTCTAAAGGGGGACAGGTTTGCCCAGTCCTTATAGGTCTCTCCATTTTATCCTCCTTTTCCTGTCCCCCTTCCTTTTTGGAAGAGGGATAATACCTGAGGATTTATCTTTTATTTCCCCTTTTAAGCGTATTCTTTACGAAGATGATTTAATTAAAATGGCTAAGGAATTTAATTACGAGCCTTATTTAAAAGCAGTTGTTTTATCTATCTTTTTTGAAGAACAAGGAAAAGGAAATAAGATAATCTTCTGGAATAATAATTCATCTGGTTTCCATCCTTGGAAAAAAAGATTTCCTTGGGGCTGGGCAAAAAGATACTGGATTATTCTACCAGAAGGTTACACTATGCTTAAAGAAGGAAAAACAAAAAAAAGATGCCCTTATTTTTCTTTCCGCTTTTTAGCTGATTGCTTTCAAATTATGTGTGTTATTGTATACGACAGAGGTATCTTGGATTATCGGACTTATCTTCTGAGATGGGCAGGAAAAGAATGGTATAATTCCCAATCAGTTTATAATTTTCAAGAAAGAATCAAAAAATTTTATTATTTATTAGGACAATGATAATAGCAATTTGCCCTATTTGTGGAAAACCTATTTATTACGAAGAAGAAAAAGAATTTATTGAATGCCTTGATTTTAAAGGCTTTATTCATAAAAATTGTTCAGAAGAAATTATTATTAAAACTCCTGATTGTAAAGATGGAAAATGTAATTTATAATGGCTCTATCGTCTAATCTGGAAAGGACATCAGGTTTTCAACCTGAAGGTGAGGGTTCAAATCCCTCTAGAGCCATTTGTAAGCTTTATCTTGGTGATTGTTTAGAAATTATGAAACAATTACCAGATAAAGCCTTTGATTTAATACTTACTGACCCACCTTATCAGATTAGAGTAAAAAGTAAAATTGAACTTCATGGAAGAAAAGCTTTTTATCACAATTATGAAGAATTTATTAAATTAAATAGTGTTGATATTAAAGAGCTTTATAAAAAAATTTATCCTGAATTTGATAGACTTTTAAAAGAAACAGGTTCAGTATTAATGTTTGTGAGAAATGAATATATTACTTATGCGGTAGAAGAAGGGCAGAAAAATAATTTAGATTTAAAATGTGTTATTTATTGGCATAAAACAAATCCTCCTCCACAAGTAAGAAAGAAAAACTATCTTTCCGCTGTAGAAACTATTATTTGGCAAGCTAGAAGCGGAAAAAGTAAATTCACTTTTAATTTTAAACTCCAAAAAGAAATGCTTAATTTTATATCTATGCCTATATGCGGAGGAAAAGAAAGAACTATACACCCTACCCAAAAACCATTAAAACTAATTGAGCATTTATTAGAAATTCATAGTAATCCAGGCGATTTTGTATTAGACCCTTTTTTAGGCTCTGGAACAACAGCTGTAGCCTGTATTAAACTCAAAAGAAATATTATCGGAATAGAAATTGAGCCTAAATATTTCGAAATTGCCCAAAAAAGAATTAAAGAAGTCCAAAAGACTTTATTATAAAGCGAGACAGGCGAGACAAAGCGAGACAACACTGTCTCGCTGTAAGTCTTTAAAAATCAAGCACTTTCAAACAAGCGAGACACTATTATTATTTTTATTTTATTATTATACCGGTAATATATTATTATATAATACCGGGATAATATTACCCGGGAAAAATTTTTCCCGGGAAATACCCGGGAAAAATATACCCGGGTATTATTTTCTGGGAATAAAAGCAAGGCTTACGCCTTGCTTTTAAAATACTAAGACTCTAATAAAGAGTAAAATAAAAATAAATATAAAAATAATTTCTTTTTTTCTTTTTTTCTTTATTGACCTTTCTTTTTTTCTTTTTTTCTTTAAAAGAATATTTTATTTTGTCTCGCCCTGTTCATAAGTGCTTAAAAATCAAAATGTTAGAGCGAGACAGCATTGTCTCGCCTTGTCTCGCCTGTCTTGTTAATTAAAAAATTTGACAATAAGCCATTTTTGGACTATGTTAATATATATATGAAACCCAAAAAGGGGGAACTAATGAAAGAAAAAAATAAAGAAATAAAAAAATTGAGTGAATTTGTAAATTTAGCTTGGGAAGTATATTCAAGTCTAAAAAATGACAATGAAAAGTATTTTCTAAAGGCAATTGAAAGAGCAGATAAACTTTTTGATTTAAAAATTTCTCGGCATTATGACCGCAATTTTATTTTGAAACAAGAATATCTGTTTATAAAATTTTCTTATGATATCCATTGTTGCTTACTTTACATTTCCCCTTACCGCATTGATATGGAACTCTGTCTATTTTGGGCAAGGTTTATTTGGGTCTTTACTAAAATCGTATCCAATAAAACCTTGAAAGACCTAATGGAAATGGAATTTGTAAAAGAGATTAGCGAAGATTTTGTAAATGCTTGTAAAAAAGGAGACCTGGATACAATGAAAAAATATTTAGACTATGGTTATAATCTTGATTTTGCTATTAAAAAAGCGTTAAAAGCCACTAAAAATAAAAAAATAATTAAATTTTTAAAATCTTATATCTCGGAAGAATAATCATGAAAATCCTTTATTTCCCTAAAAATAATGCTTTTTTATTTGTAGACCTTAAAAGTGAAATATCAATTTTAGTGGAAGATTTTACTTTTAAGTTTGAGAATATTGTTGCCAAAGTATCTTTTACCTTCCCCAATAATTTTACACTTTTAGAAAGTAAAAAGTTTTTTGTTTATTCGTGTTATTTAGCAGGTAATAATATTCCGCCTAACTGGCTATTAGAAATCAAGGAAGATTATGGTAGCTTAGAAGCAAAAAAAGAATTTATAAAAATTGAACTTCAAAATCTTATTAAAAAATACTTTGAACCTTACAAAACATTTTCTTTTATTATTACTTTTTCCCCTAAAAACAAATTTTATAAGATTAGTAGTCTTATAAGCAAACTTTCAAATTTTTATCTTTCTAAAGATGTTATTAACGAAATTTTAAATTATATTTCAAAAGTTATTTTTAGGAATGAATCAAAAATTAAACTTGGGAGGTTTTATGTTTCAAATAAAAATTTATAAAGAAAATAATAAAATTTTCGTTAATTTAGAAAAAGAACTTGGTCTCTTTTTCACTTTCTCTAATTTCCGCATCTCCCGAATGGAATTGAATGCTTTTATTACGATAGAAGCAAGGGAAAATGGTTCTACACTTCAAACACGCTATATGCGTGGCTCTCTTTATTCCCAATCTTTTAAAACAAACTTTATTAAAGAAATTGCCGATTTATGTATATCTCGTATTGAAATTAAAAAAGAACGCTTAACTACTATTGCGGAAGAAATTTTTTCTAAAGTTATTACAACTTACCGAGAATTAGATGCTTTAGTCAACGAAGAAGAAGAAGTTGATTTAAATAGAACAATCCAATATCTTTATTATCCATTCATAATAGAAAAAGTCCCTAATCTTATCTATGGAAAAGGTGGAGTAGGAAAATCTACTTTTGCTATCTATGTAGGAATTAAATTGACAGAATATGGTAATGGCTTATATTTAGACTATGAAGCGGAAAAAGATATTTGGCTTCAAAGGGTAAAGAAGATAAGATTTTCCAATAATATCCAAACGCCTTATAAACTTTTTTATCGTCGTGCTTATGCTCCTTTATATGAAATTGTTGATTTTCTAAAAGAAGAAATTGAAGAAAAAAATATAAGATTTATAATCATAGATAGTCTTGGAAAAGCATGCCATGGCTTAAATCTTATTGAAGCGGAAAGTGCCTCTACATTCTTTAATGCTTTGGATGAATTAAAAACAACTTCTCTTTTAATATCCCATATTGCGAAAGATGATACTGGAACTCCTTATGGTTCAGTTTTCTTTTACAATTTTGCGAGAAATATTTTTGAAGTAGATAAATTTACCGATATTACAAAAGATATTCTTTATCTAACTTTTTATAACACGAAAAATAATTATTCTAAACTTGCTTCACCACAATTTTATTCCGTCAATTTTGCGGATAATAAAATTGAAATATCCCAATTATCTTCATTACCAAATGAACTTCGTTATGGATTAGATTTAATAACTCAAATTACAATGCTTTTAAAACAGAATGGAGCGATGAGGACAAAAGATATTGCCAAAGATTTAGATGTTTCAATTGATACAATTAGAAAGACTATTAATCGGCATAAAGAACTTTTCGTGAAGATAGAAGATAAATGGGATTTGAGAGAAAATTATCAACCTTATGATGATATTGATTTGGAAAAATTTGATGAAAATAATAATGATGAAACAGATATTTAACCTATTGACTTTTTTTAAAAAAAGATTAGAATATTAGTATGAGAGTAGAAAAGACAAAAAAAATCTTTGAGGTTGAAAATACAAAAAAGATAAATTATTTAATTCGTTTTTCCGATTTAAAGGGGATGGATATCTTTAGAAAAGAATTAGAAAACTTAATCGCGGAATTACAATTAGATAAATTCTTTATTATTAACAAAGAATATACCGAAGATACTGCTCTTTTTGATTTTGATAATTTAGCAAATGAAGAAAATTGCGAAGATATTATTATGACTTTTATTCAAAAAGCAAAAGAAAAAGCGGAAAAATTTGAGGCTATTGGTATTTTATATGCTGAAATTGAAGAACTTAAAGAGAAATTCAATTCTTTGTTAAAAATCCTTTTAGAGAAAAAAATCTTGAAAAAAGAAAATTATTCAGATTTACTTTTTACTTTTCCGTTTGTAAAGCTTCCTAATTGGATAATTTCTGGAATTGCTTCATTTTTGTTAGGTTTATTTTTTGGTCTTTTTATTTCTCCAAAACCAGAAATTGGCGAAATCTATGTTTATAAAACAGATACTCTTTATGTTCAGCAATATGTTCGTGACACAATTTATTTAAAACAAACAAGAACCTATTTTGAGACAACTTATGTTTATCAAGAAAAAATAAAAAGAGATACATTTGTGAATGTGAAAGTGGAAAAAATGAAAGAATTTGTTAAACAACCAGAGAAACTAATAAATTTAGGTGCTTATATCCAAAATGATTTTCCGAAAAAAGATTTATCTGGTGGTTTATATGCGAAACTTAATCTAAAATCGTTAAAGTTAGAAGGCGGAATAAAATATCATAAAAATTTTAAACCATTTATAACGCTTAGATTTGAAAAATGAGAGAAATTAAATTTGATGAATTATTAGCATATTTACAGGGTAAAACAATAACTTTTGCTTTCTCTTCTGATAAACAAGAAGAAGTTATTTCGCTTCCTCATCCTGTAAATATCAGTTCAATTAAAGTATATGTCAATGGTAATTTACACAACAATATTGAAGTTCATCCTTATACTTTGAAAATAAAAAATATGGCAGAAGGAGAAAAATTAATTATTATTGAATATCAGCCAGTAAGATGATAGTGTTTGTGATTTTGATTTTTTTGAATTTATGTTTATTGAATTATCTTATTTGGCAATTAATAAAAGCCATAAAAAGCGGAAAAGCAATTGAAGTTAGACAATTTCAATATTATTATAATTTAAAAGAACAAGATAAAAATTTAAGAATTAAATATAAAAAGAAATGAAAGCAGAAGAAAAAATAAGAGACGAAATAATTAGAAAAAGAAATATTGCTTTACAGACAAGAAGAGACCAATTACAGATTTGGTTAGAAACGATAAATGTCTTCTGCGATAGATTTTTTGTTCAATGGAAAGATTTTAATGCGGTTTTTACAAAAGAAAAAAATATTGAAGATGTTAAATTTGTGGAAGCAATTCCAGCCAATATTGGGATAAATGCTTATCATATTTTTTTATCGTCTTTATTATCAATTCCTCATAATTTTTTAGTAATTCCTAAAAAAACAGATACTTTAGTAATTCAAGCATCCTATCGGGCGGAACAAGTATTAAACTCTCTAATTGCTCCTAAATTTGCTAAAATTAAATTAGATTTAATGACTTCTTTACTTTTAACTTCCAGGACACTTGTGAAGATATATTGGGATAAGAATATTGGAGAATTAGTTGAATTTCCGCTTTTAACGGATAATCCTTCACCTAATGATATTCCTTATACAATTGTTGTAAATGGACAAGAATATCCAGCCCAAATAGGCGGAAAACAATTATTTCAAAAAGTTGATTCTTCTGGAAATCCAATTTTAGTAAAAACACGATTAGGAGATATAAATTTTGCGGTAGTCCCACCAACTAATTATCTTATTGACCCATTTGCTTTAGGAAGTGCTGATGCTTTAAATCCTGATAGTTCTAATCCAGCAAGATGGATAATTCATTTCTTCTTAGTTGACGAAGAATGGTGTGAAGAAAATAATATCAAATTTGAAGGCGGAGAATTACAAAAATATAATCTTCGTGATTTTTATCCTGAATTGCGGAATATAACTATAAAAGGTGCTGTTTATCAAGAATATTACGAAAGACCTGAAAAGAAGAATAATTATGAAGGCAGATTTGTTAAAATGTTGAATGATAGAGTTATTTCTGTTGAACCATTACCAAAATTCTGCCAAGAAAAAGGTGTATTGCCTTTTATTGATTTTGCTGATGACCCTTCACCATTTACTTGGTATAATCGTTCAATTATTTCTCGTATTACACCATTACAAAAGAAATATGCGGAATTAGAAGCATTACTGAATGAAGTATGCCGAAAAATCGGAAGAGTAAGAGTATTCTTAAATAGAGGAGCAGGCGATTTAATATTTCATGAAGTTGAAGATGATATTATTGAAGAAGTTGTAGAATATGGTGGAAATCAACCACCAGTTCAAGTAGTTATGAATGATTTACCTCAATATGCCTTACAATATTTAGAATTGATTTTAAGAGATATTCAATTGATTACAATCCATGACCCTCGTTTTCCGCTTTCTAGTTCAAGAACAGCAACTGAATTAAATTTAACATCACTTATGGATGAGCAAAAATTATCAATCATAAAATATTATATTACCGATAAAATTTCCTTATTAGGTAGATACGCATTACAAATGTTAAGAGAAAATTATCATGTTGGCAGAATGGTAAGAGTGATGAATGATTTTTATATGTCAGAAACATTATTTTTCCATCCAGACCTTTTCTTGCCAGAAGATTATGATATTCAAGTAGATGTCGGAACACCATTCTATTTGACACAGACAGCAAAATATCAATTCTTTATCCAAGGAGTTCAGCTTGGATTATTTGACCCATTGGAATTATTAGAGGTTATGTATGGAAGTCCAATACAAGATGCGGAAACATTTATACATATGAAAGTAGCAGGTGAAGAGAATTTTAGATTATTAATTTCTAACGAAGAATTTATGAAAGCCTTTAATTTAAAAGCACAACAGCTTGAAGCGGAAAAAAGAAATCTTACTGATATAGAATTACAAGAATTATTATCAATTTTAAAAATGGGTGTAGTAGAGCCTATACATAATCATTTGATTCATGCTAAAGTTCATCGTAAATTTTTAAATAAATATGCTAATCAATTATCAGAATTTGCTTTAAAGAAAGGTATTCAACATTATCTTGAACATTTACAATATTTACAACCACAAATTGAAGAAGCAAAATCCCGCACTAAAGCGGGTGGAGGTGAACATGGCACGCAAGAAGAAAAAGAGAGGTCGTAAATAAAAAGAGAAGGGTGGATGGGGTGGGCTTGATTTTTTTAAAAAAATAATTAAAATAATAAAAGAGGGTGGGATGGGAAGGGAATAAGATTGGGGGCGTCAGGAGGGATTAAAAATGGCTTATATTGGATTTGATAAACTAGTAAAAAAATTAGCTGCTAGAGGAGTAAAAAATCCAAGAGCTCTAGCAGCTTGGATTGGAAGGAAAAAATATGGGAAGAAAGGTTTTGCTAAACTCTCAGCTGCTGGAAGAAAGAAAAAACTTTCAGAAGCGGAAAAAAAAGCTTTAGCAGAAAAAGTTTTAGGAAGAAAACCATAACAAGGAGGTATTTATGGCAGAAGAAAACAAAATTAAAATTGAAATTGATGGTGAAGTAAGAGAATTTACCCCAGAAGAATTAAAAAATTACCTCTTAAAAGCGGAAGATTATGAAAAGAAAATGAAAAATTTAAAAAATATTGGTCAAACTTTAGGAATGGATATTACAAAAGTTGAAGACCCGGAAGAGCTATTTAAAAACATCTTAGTAAAAATTGAAGAAAAAATTTATACTACAGAAGCAGGAAAACAGTTTATTCAAGAGGCTTATAAAAAAGTATTTGGAGAGGTGACACAGCAAGCACAGGAAAAAATTGAAATGGGTGAAATACCAGAAGAATTAAAAGAAGTTTTAGGAGAAACGGGTATAAGAAAATTAAATGATTATTTAGAAGCAAAATTTACTGATTTGAAAAATTTTTATAAAAAAGAATTAGATAAAGTTTTAAATCAAATACAAGAAGAAAAACTTGATTCTATTGCCAAAGAAGCGGAAACCGAATATGCGGAAATTCAAAATAAATACGGCGATTTACCTGAAGCTCTTAAAGTAGCGGTAGTTCAAACTTGGCTCAATGACGAAAAAGGTCGTTCAATGTTGGAGGTGTTCGAGCAGGACATAGCCCCAACATTAAAAAAATTCGCTCCTCAGGAAGGTAGTAAAGCTTCCCCAGAAGAAATTGCTAAAAGCACTGCCGAAGCAATACAAAAAATACAAGAAAAACAAGGAGGTAAAGGCAGTGCTCATTCTGGGGCAGTTCCTCCTCCTGAGGAGACTGAAGGCTTTGACCTTCAGAAACTTCTCAACCTGTATAGGGAGTTGGGGCTTAATCTCAAGGAGGGTGATTTACCAGAACATTTTAGAGTATTAAAAAAGAAACAAACATAATTAAAAAACCATGTTAGATTTATCAAAAGTTCAAGAAGTATTATTAATGAGAGCTAAGGGACTGGTTCAAGCAGTCCCAATTTTTTCTAAAACCTGGAATCTTTTTAAAGAAAGTGCCGATATAATGCGTGATGAGGGCGGAAAAGGAATTCTTGTTCCTTCAATAATGGAGCATTTCTTTGGTTTTTCTGCTGATGTTCCGACAAAAACGGTATTCCCTGAATGGAAAGGTTTGACCTTTGATTGGAAGACCATTTACGGAAGAATTGAAATCAATAGAAAAGAGTGGCTAAAAATGTCAAAAGCTCCTAATGCTGACCAACTTCAATTAAAAACTATCAGCGATGTCTTAACGATTTTTGAAAAATCTTTTCTTCATAATTGTGGAAGGATAGCAACAAGTGATGGTAGTGCGATTCTAGCAAAAGTAAAAGCAGTTGGTGGAGCGGGGAATACAAAATTATATCTCAAAAATTATATCAGCGACGATACACTTTATCCTGATGATTGTAAAAGATGGATTTACAAAAATTTAATTATTGATATTCATGCTCCTACAAGTCCTTATACTAAGAAAAAGTCTGCTGTTCAAATTATTTCTGACCCGAAAAAAGATGAAACAGGTTGGTATGTTGATGTTGATACTGCTCTTACTGGTGTTGTGGAAGATGATTTAATCGTTATTTATAATTCTTTATTCAATGAACCAATGGGAATTTCAGCAATTGTTGATGATGGAACAATCGCACCTGTTTATGGCGGAAAAAATAGAGCTGATTATCCACTTTTGAAATCTACAATTTTTAGAGGAACTGCTGAAAGTCCATTGACTTTATCAAGAGGACTTTTATTGGATTTATGGGGCGAAATGAATAAACGCGGAGCAACAAAAGTTACTCATATTCTTACTACACCTAAGGTTATCATTAAATATTGTCTTCAAACTATTGATATTTTAAGAAGGGTCTTTGAACAAAGGATTCCAAAGGCTGATTTAGGAATTTCTGGTTATGTTTGGACGCATCCAGATGGTTATGAAGTTCCGATTGTTGTTGACCCACAACTTCCCGAAGGAACTTTATTCATGATTGACGCGGAAGACCTCAAAATTTCTTATAATACTGAATTTGAATGGATTCCTGCTGATGATAAATCTAAAAATATTTTTGAATTCCTTGTAAATTCCAAAAACCAAGATGTTATGGTTGCTACCGGTATGATGATGTTGGCAATTTACAGTCCAGCTCCCAACAAACACGGTGCTTTAATCAATATTGATATTAGCTTAACATAATAAATGAGGGGGGCGGAGTAATCCTCCGCCCCTTTAAAAATGAAATGGAATGATTTTTTTAATCTTGTAAGGTTAAAACTGATAGAAGGCGGAGGACAAGGAGCTTATCAAGATACTCAAATTGTAAAAAACGCTCATTCAGCAGCTAGGTTTATTTTAATTTCCGCCCCATTAGAATTGATGGATAATTATAATATTTTCAAATTAACTTATACTTTTGAAGTAAATGATAATTCTACACCTCCTTATTCTGAAATTTCTCTTCCAACACAATTTGTTCGTCTTTTATCTTTTGAATATTATACAGGAAGTAATTACAAAATGGCTACTTATTATGATTTAAATGAATTTCTTCATAAAGTAAATTTATTTCCTTCTGATACTACTCCAATTTTTACAAAATTTGGAAATTCCCTATTAGTTGCTCCTAAATATCGTTATGGTTACTCTTATATTTTAAGATATATTGCTAATAATCTTTCATTAGAGCCTAGTCCTAATGATGATTTTAATTTTTCAACAAATCTAATTGAACCTTTGATTTTTTATACTTGTGGTTTAATTTCTCTTGACGATGGTAATTATCAAGGAGCAAGCAGTTTCTTTAATTTAAGTATGTCTACACTTCAACAATATATTGCTTCTTTATCTATTACACCTCCACGAATTGGAATTACACCTGAGGAAGAAAAAGATATTATGCGTGGTAGTGGAAGGTTAATTCAAAAATGATACAGGCAGAGGTTATATATCAAACAATTAAAAGAGAATTTGCGGAATATCTTGAAAACGCGGATTTCTATAATCTTTTTTATGATACTTTACAAGAAGCGGTAAGAACGGTTATTTATGATATTAAGCTTTTTTTCCAAGTTGCTCAGAAGGAAATAAAAAGTGGTGATTGGAAAATTGTTTTAGGGGATGATGTTGTTGAAATTGGAGAAGTTCTTTGGAAGCCCAATGACGAAGAGGAATGGGAAAGATTACAACCAGATGATTTCACAACCATCTTACAAGCTTCAAAAGATAAAGGAAATCCAAGATATTATGGAATACTCCTAGAAGGCGGAACAGCATATTTATTACTTTCTCCTCCTCCAGAAAAAGATTCTTCTTTAATGATTACTTATAAGCAATGGAATATGGATATTATAAGACCCGACCCTAGAAATTATGCTGCTTATTTAATAAATCTTCCGCTTTTTTTATTAAAAGCAATTGAATATTATTGTCTTAAAAAGTTTGCTTATTATTTTAATCCTCAGAAAGAAGCGGAATATTTTCAAAGATATTTATTAGAAATTCAAACACTAAATTCAAGGTATGCCTCACCAGTTAAGTTTGTGGGGCGGAAACAAAAAACAATATTTTGGCAAAGACTATGAACTGGAAATATTTAATTTTAAGATTAGTAGCAATTTGGTGTAACAGTTTTTTTACTGCTATGCTTTCAATCTTTACAATTGACCGAATTCTACAAACCAAAATATCTTTTACCTTTATGTTGTTTGCTGGAATATTTGTTGCTTCTTTACATGGTTTCCAAGCTGTTGCTTCTGAGATAAACGAGTATCTGAAAAACAAAAACAACCACAATTGTAATAATAATTGTGGTTCAGGAAAAATTAAATTTTTAGTTTTTTAATATGCTGACACAAAAATTTTTAACAAATTTAAGAGATAGTTTATTAAATTCTCGTTTAAATGTTCCAACTGCTTATTGTCGTCCCAAAGGTATTGTTTTAGAAGATGCGTCTAGTTCAGAAAATGTTTTTTATATTTTTTCAATTTCTTATAGCAATAAAGGAATTAATGAACAAGGAGTTGCTTACATCTATTTTACTGGTTATTTTGAGAATAATACACAAGCAGAAATTCAGGTTCATAAAGAATATGTTGTTGGAGAAACAGATTCTGGTAATCCATCTTTAGAAGAGATTTTACAAATGTTTGTAAATAATGACCCTCAAAAAACAAATTATATTTTAGCAGAAAATACATTACAGACGCCTTATACTATTGGTATTGGCGAAATTCAAGGATACAAGGTTCAATTTGAATTTCAAGAAGCAACTACTTAATGTGCGGTATAATACGATTACTAATCATTTTCTTGAACTTAATACCCGTTATCAAACTTATTCTGAACAAACTAAACCAATATCTTATTTAAAGATAATTTTTAGTAATCTTTCTGAAGAAATATTACCAATTTCAATAGTAGAAGACAAATATTATGCGGAATATCAAAATAATAGTATAAAACCCAAAATAATTACACGCTTAGAATTACTTTATAATACTTCTGAAGAAAATTATACTTATGCTGATATAAATTATACAATAAATCCCTTTGAAAATGTTCAAATTTATTGGGATATTAGTTGGCAAAAAGACCCATCAAGCGGAATAACAGATATCTTCCTTACTAATCTAAAATCTTATTTCCGTCAAACGCAAACTTCATATCCTTTAACAAATATTTTAGTAAGATTAAATGTGAATGGTAATATTTATGAATTTAATAAACCTGCTATTTTAGAGGAAATAACTTCAAATTATACCTTATGGAAAGCTGTTTTTAAGAATGAGCAAGAAAGCGGAATATTAAATTTTGTGAAAGGTTTTAATAATAATTTTAGTTTAGTAGAAAAAAATACAAATGTTCAATGGGGAAAGGATGAAATAAAAATAATCAAAATAAAAATTTATTGGAATGCTTTTGAAAATCCTCCTAATATACAACCTCCAAGGATAGATTTAAGTGATTATTTTTTAGGTAATGATGAAATAATAATTACTGAACCACCAATTAGAGAGTTAACTTTTAAGATAAATTTACAGCCAGAACCTTCTACAAAACCAAGCCAATCAAGATTTTTAAATTCTTTAATTAGAATAATTTGGGAAAATTGGTTAGAAAGTTTTACGCGTATAATTTTATCAAAAGTAAAAATCGGAATAAACTTTAATCGTTTTCTAATTATACAGCGTATTAGAAATTATATAACAAAAATAAAAGCAAGTATTTTAAAAAGATTTTCCGCGTTAAGGAATTATCTAATGATGATTGGTTTAAATATTTTCAAAAGACTTTCTCAAAACAGAAATTATTTGGTATGGTTGAATTACAGCCGAAGATTTTTTTCTTTTGTTCCCCGTCAAAATCAAATATTGGTAAGAATACTTTTAGAACGCCAAAAAGCGGAATTTACAGATAATTGGAAAAAATTAGATATTAATAAATTATGAAACCATATCAAAAAGGTATTCAATTAAATTTAAGCCCTTATATAAATTACACTTTACATCCCAAGACTATTTTTCCTAATTTTTGTGCTGAAAACATAAATAGCCATATAATTCCTTTTGGTTTTTTAGCGAATGTTCCTTTTTCAAAAGAAATACAAAATATAATCCCTGATATTGAAAATATAATTACATTTTATATTTGGGAATTTCAAAGAAATTGGTATTTTTTATTCATTTGGCATAATAAAATTCAAATTTGGAAGGCAAAAGATTTATTTTTTGGAAACGCGGAAAATATATTAACACAAATTGGATTAGCTGATAATTATCCTTGTATATTCCGCTTTTTAGACCGTATTGTTATTATTGGCTTTAAAATAAATACTGCTGGAAGGGGAAATATAGTATTTATTCCTTTGGATGCTCATAGAGTATTCTGGAATGATGAAATTTCTGCCTTTTGGGGATATCCTTATAGAGATAGAATAGTTTTAGCCAAAATTGAAGATACTAATTGTTTTGTTATATGGGGAAGACCATTTAAATATGATGAATTTCATCCTGATGATTATGTGGCAATTGCTTTAAGTGTTGATGAAGTTGTTACAAGAATATTAGAAGTAAGTGGTTATATTTTTATCTTTACAAATTTTAGAATATTCCGAATAGATGGAATTCCGCCCGCAAGAATTGTAAAAATATCTGATTTTGGTTGTCCAAGTGGTTGTGCTATTGCTTATGGCGGAACAATAATATTCTTAGACAAGAATGGTGATTTTTATAAATATGATTTACAAGGAGAAAAATTAGAAAATATATCTTTACCAATAATGGGTATTCGGGAAGAATTAAAATTCTATCCATATTTGAGTTTTAAATATATCCTTGACCCTAATTTTCCGGAATTAATTGAATTTGTTGATGAATCAGGGCAGATTTATGATAATAAAATTTATCCTTATTTTTATCTTGGAAATACTACTTATCAAAAAAAGATTGCTGACTATGATAATGAAAACATACAAACTTTTCATTTTGGAATTTCTAATAGTGATTTAAAAGAAAGACCACAATATATAATTGAAGGAAAAACATATCATCAAATTTATATTTTTGAATTTGCTATAGGTAAAGATAATTGGATAAATAATCCAGGAAGCGGAATGACAGAAATACCTTTTGCTTTGTCTCCTACTAATAGTGGGGGAGTTTTAGAAACATTTAAATTAGATGGTTGGGAAGCATCACTTTCTGGCGATATTGATGAAATTAAAGGTTATTTCAGAATAATTTTTGAAATTTTAGATGAAAATGGGGATACGAAATTATTAATTTTTTCAAATGAATATGAGGAAACACTTTATTTAAATGAAAATATATCTCTTAAGTTTAATCGCGAAAAAATATATAGATTTTATTGTGATTATTTTAATTTTCCTCCTGCTAACTCATATGAATTATTACCTTATCCAATTGCTAATTTTTTGACTTCCTTAAAAAGAGTTCGCATAAAACTTTCAATTTTGTATACTAATAATTATATAAATTATCCAGCTCCATATGTTGTAACTACTTTTCATTATCAATTAGCACAAAACGAAGTTAATAATGAAATACATTATAAAAATATTTTAAAACATGAATTTATTGCTACTTCATATCCTGATAAACATCCGCTTTTAAAATTAAAAGGTTATTATTATCCCCAAATTAGAATTAGACCAAATTATACTGGTAAAGTTTTTTCACTTTTTAAAGGCGAAAAAGTCGGAAAATTATTTATAAATTATGCTTTTACTGACCAATTAGGCTTTGAAACTTTACGAAATCATCCAGAATATAGATATGGAAATACTATTTTAAATTTTGAATTAAAAGATGATTATGGTAGTTCTTTGATAAGAGGTGATATTCATTCACAAGAAATCCATTCTTATTATAAAGAAGTATCAGATGATATAGATTTTTATAAAAATGATATAATGATTAAGATTGACCAGTTATCTTTTCAAGGACTTTATGGCGGAATAACACAAAGTTTTCCTGTCTTTTTAGCTCCTATTGAATTACTTAAATTTTTTGCTTATTCTTATGATACAGGTGAATTTTTTGCCAATGAATTTGGCTTTTTCTTCATAAAAAAAGATAGTGATTGGATTTTATATTATGATGGTAATGGTTTTTTAAAGATTAGACCATCTGAATTTACAGATTTTAAAATTAAAAAAGCCTTTTATATAGATAAACATATCATTTTAACCTCTAAAATTAGTGATGTTTATAAAATAAAATATGTTAGTTTTGAGTATAAAACTGATTTTTCCGCCCAAAAAGGTTATTATCGGACTGGGATTATTTCCCCAAAAAACTTAAAAGAATTAGATATGCCAATTATTTTAAAAGGCTTTGGGATAGAATTACGCCCCTTAAATGTTTTTGATGATTTTTATTTAGATATTCGTTTTTGGGCTGAAGGCGGAACACAACCTTTATATGAAGAGGTCATTTTAAATAAACAAAGAGTTAAAAGGTCTTTAAACTTAAAAAATTTTGATAGGGACTTTTATATTGAGTTTTATTTTAAAAATTGTTGTATTTTAAATTTTGAATTATATTATATTCCGAAGATTAAGTTTGATGTTGATAAAAATTAAATTTTTAGTAAAATATTTAATGATGGGAATTAAACGGAGGGAAAGATGGGATTTTTAGAAGCTTTATTTGGTGGAGATTATAATTATTTAAAACAATTATCTTCAATTCAGGAAGAAGAGCAAAAGGTTTTAAAAGAACAGATTGAAAAATTAAAAGAAAGGCAGATTAAAGAATTAGAAGATAAATTATCTAATTTAGGACTTCTAAGAAGCGGAATAGCACAAAGGCAATTAGCAGATATTATTGCTCAGGCAGAATTACCATTAAAACAATTAGCAATAGAACAATCGGCGGAAAGGGCTCGTTTAAAAGAGCAGATTAAACGCATACAAGCCCAAAAAGGCGGAACAATATTATCTGGCCTTGCTTCTTTAGCAGGATTAGGATTAGGTTCAGCTTTTGGAGCACCACAAATCGGAATGACAATTGGCAGTTTATTAGGACAACTTGGTTCTGCTCTATTTGGAACTATGCCAGATATGAAAAGTGATATTAGTTCATTGGCTTATATATTGGCTTTAAATAAGATTGTGAAAGAATGGAAAAAAATATTAGAACCCACAGAAACATCGAATTCATTTGAGTTATCTCAATTAACACCAGAACAAGTAATAACCTCATTATTCTCAATACAACCAAAAACTTGGAAAACTTCGTCTGAATTAGAAGATAAAATAATTAAAGATGTATTAGAAAGAATTAGAAAAAATTTAGGGGAAGTTACCCAAGGAGAACTTAAATAAGGGAGGTAAAAATGGCTACCAGACGAAGTGATTTAGAATTTTTGATACCCCAAACAAGCGGAATAGGAGATATAGTCACTGCTATTACTGAAAAGGTAAAAGAAAATGAGCTTAATATTCTAAAATTATTATACGAAAAAGGGAAAGAAGAAAAGCAAATGATAAAAGAAAGGTTAGCAAATTTAGCTTATGTAGATGCTTTAAGTAATATAACGATAAAAGAAGAAACTGTAGATGAGAAGGGTAATGTTGTTTTTAAAGAAAGACCATTATTAAATGTTGAAACATTAAAAAATTTAGCAGATGTCGCTTATTTTATGCCACAAAAAGATTTTTTAACTACAGTAGATAACTTAATAGAAAGACTAATAAGACAAGGAACTGCTACAGGAGAGCAACTTACCCAATTAAAGCGGATACAAGAAGATGCTCGTTTAAGACAACAACAACAACAAATAACCGAAGCTTATTGGACGGCTTTAACGGGGATAGCTAAGGAAAGGTTAGATATTACGGAAATGGGTAATATATTAGATTTTGTTGCTCGTTGGAAGACAGGGGTCAATATGCGAGACCTTATAAATTTATATTTTGCTCAGTTTGCCGGAATATTACCTCAAACTTCTCAACAATCTCAAGGTTTGGGTAAACAATCACAGCGATCAAATGTTACGGATACCTTAAGGCAACAATTTTTATTTCCTCAACAGCAATTACAATCATTTTTTTCTTCCCAATTACCTTATATTAGTAAACAAGATATGTTGGAATATATAAAATTTTTTTACGAATTAAAGGAAGCTTATAAAGAGGCTAAAAAGCAATATGAAAAAGAACAAGCCTTAAAAGGGGAAAGATAAATAATAAATAATGAGTTATTGGAAATATTTAAAATTATTAGATTTAAATGAAGAAAAATTAAAGAAAGAAGAAGCACTTCCTGTTTCGTCTAATTTAGGTGATGTAGGGGAATATATAGAACAAATACGAAATTACTTAATAAAAGGCATTACTCCTCCTTTTGAAAAATTTTCTGTTTTTAAAGAAACTAATAATTATCTTTTTGAAAAATTTAGAATACTTGCTTCCTCTAATTACGAATTTTTAAAAACCTTAGAAGCGGAAAATTCATCTTTGCTTCAGCTTTTTCTTAAAGATACAAAGAAAAAAAAGTTAGACGAAGTTTCACCTCAAGAGATAGAAAATAATCCTAAAGTTCAAGATTTGAAAGCTTTATATCTTTATCAACATATTGGTGACCCAGAAATTGCCAAAATGTTTTATTCTTATTTATTAGATTATTATCTTGATAATAAATTTGATATAAGAAAGGGAGAAATATTATCACAAAATTTTAAAGATATTAAAAATTTATTAAATTATGCTTCTACAAAACTTCCTGAGATAAAAAAACAAGTAGAAACTTTATCACCAGAAGGCATAAAAATAGATTTTAAGCAATTAGATTTTAGTGAGGTTGATGATTTATATTGGGCAACAGATGAATTATTAGATACCCTTGCTCCTTATATTCCAGAAGAAAAAAAGAAAAAATTAAAAGAACTTGTGAAATTTCTTGATGAAAAAGCTACTGAACTTTCATTAAATCACGAAGATTTTTTTACTTCCGATAAAAGAATAGATAAAAATAGAGTATTAGAAGAACTCCAAGAACTAATTGATAGAAGTGAGAAAGAAGTTTTTCCTGGTTTAGCTGATTATTTTTTACCTCAAATTAAAACACAACTTTCAAAAAGAATTGCCCAACCACCCCAAAAAACTTTTTTAGAAAAGCTTACTCCTTTAACTCCTTCAGAGGAAGCATGGCGTTCTCTTTCTAAAATTCAATTAAGCCCAGAGAAAGAAGAAGTTTTAAAATATATAAATGAAAAAAAGATTTCTTTGCTTTCAGAAAATAAAATTAAAGAATTAACAGAAAGCTTTCCGATAATTACCGGAATTCCCAAAGAAGAATTAAGAAATAATTTAAATAGATTAGCTTTAAGTATTTTACCAGATATAGAGTTTTTTAATGTATTTGGAGAAATAGTTTCTCAAGTAGAAGAAACTAAAGCATATCTAAATTCTACAGAGCAAATTGCTTTTGAAACAGCTGTATGGCATAGTTTGCCCGAAAATCTTAAAATTGGATACCAATTATGGAGATTTACTGGAAGTCTTGTAGAACCGATAGTTTCTAATTTTTATAAGACAAAATATGCTGATGTAGAAAAGATATTTTATGTTAATTCTCAGAAAACTCTTTACGAAACAGTAAAAAAGATAAAAGAACAAAAAGGAATAGATGCTACAGATATTCTTTTATTAGATGCTTTTGGCGAATATAAAAAAGCTGTTCAGACAGCTCCTTTTTTGATAAATGAAGAAAAATCTTTAGCTACAATGGCAAAATGGATAATAGAATATATGCCAATTACAGCCATAAAAGCTGGGCTTATAACATTGGGAGCACCAGGAGTTATTGCTACAGTTTTATCTACTGTTGCTGGTGCGGAATTAAGATCACAACTTGTTAAAAATTTAAATGATAAAGCTTATGAAATTGCTTTAGAACCAATTCAAATAGATACCCAAGAAGGCGGAATAATAATAAAAGGTGCTTTAAGAGATTTAAAAACTTCTCAATTAATAGCAAGATTAGATGAATATACAGAAATTGGAACTGAGCAAGCAGGTGAATTATTTTTGGATACATTTTTCAAAGCTTTATTTAGCGGAATATCAAGTAAACTCCCATTCTTAAAATTACTTACTGATACTCCAATCTTAAAAAGATTGTTTGTTTTTCAACCTTTAAACTCTTGGGCTTCCGAAATTGGTGAGGAATTATTAGCAATGCCTTTAGAAAAATTATGGCGTGGTGAAAAAATAACTGGAAAAGATTTTATAAATACTGCCTGGGAGGCATTAAAAACATTTACTATTTTCTATGGTTATACAAATTTACCTGCTAGTTTAGTTTTAAATAAAGGTTTAACAAATAAGGAAGTGGAAAATATTCTAACTTACATGAAAGAAAGCTCAAAAGCAGTTGATTATATAAAAGAAATTGATGGTGAACTTTATGTATTTGATGATTTTACAAAAGAAGGGGAAAATACTTATAAAGTGACTTTGGTAAATGTTAATGATAAAAATAAAACTCATATTGAAATTATTACAAAAGAACAAGCCGAGGATTTTTTCTCAGGTTTTAATCAACATCTTAATTCGGAAAAAGCAATAAATTTAGTTGGTGATGATATAGAAATCGTAAGAACACTTTTAAATTATGGTGATTGGAAAAAATTTTCTGAAAAATTTGGTCAAAAAATTGATAAACCTGAAAGAATAGATGAGATGGATTTAGTTATGCTTCAAATACCAGAAGATTTTAAAAATAATCCTGTTTTTAAACCAATTGCTCAAATATTTGAAAAAGAAGGCTTTAAAGAATTTAGCTTATTAGTTTTCCATAAAATAGGGCAGGGAAAACAAGTAGAATTTATATCTTTTCCTTTGGATAATAATAAAATTTTAAGAATATCTCCAAAAATATTAAAAGATTTACAAGGATATGTTCAAATTTTAAATTTTAAAGATAATTTTCCAGAAGCTAATGATATTATAAATATTGCTAATTTAACCAAATTCGGGGAAAGTCTTGATATTTACTATATTAATTCTAAAGGTGAACAAGCAAAAATTTCCATTCCAAGAGAAGATTTTTCAAAAATTAAAAAAGATAATAGGAAAGGAATTGATATTTTTAGAATTGGAAGTAAAACAATTCCTTTGGATAATATTTATGGTGCTATATTAAGAGGCATTGAAAAAAATATAGGTTTTCTTAATCCTGAATTTCTTTTAACAAAGAGAGGTGTTGAATTAGTTAGAACCAGAGAAGTTAAACCTCCTTATACTATTTATGGAATCAACTGGTCTAAAGCATTGCCATATTTAGTTTCCGATGAATTAAAAATTTATATTTTAAATATACCTTTGTTTCCTTCTCAAAGACAGGCTCTAAAAATATTAGCAATTTTAAAAAGATTAAATGATATAAAAAAGGAGATTAATGAAATAAACGAATCATTAAAAACTGTTAGCGAAAAAGAAAAAGCAGATTTAAGCCTAAAATTAGAAAATTTACAAAAAGAACAAGAGAGATTAAATAATGAATTTAATAAAATTGCTAAAAAGTTTACGGGGGAATTAAAGAAAGATTTTATAATTCATTATGCGTTTTTAAGAAAAGATGGAGATATTTCTATAAGGGAAGATAATTTTCCTGATTTCTTTAAAAATGTTGAAAAATATATAAAGGATAACTATAAAATGAGTTTAGAAGAATTTTTAGGAAAACACGATGCTCAATTGCTTGTTAAATTTAAAGATACTGGAAGCATAGTAATATCAAAAAAAGATGAAAAAGGCAGAAAAAAAGTTAAAAAAATAGCTGAGGATATAGTAGATGTCAGCGAAAATGATTTAAAAGATGCCGAAGTCAGCGTTTACGATTTTAGAATAGGTAAGGAGATTAATGATAAATTAAACGAAAGAGGTTATGAGGATCCAGATGTTATTTCATTTTTTGTGAGAAATTACGGCGAAAATAGTTTGAAAAGAATAATAAAATTAGATTTAAAATATGAAGATTACATAGCTTTATTAAAAAATGGTTATAATATTAGTGATATCAAAAGATATATTTTTAAACCTTCGTTATCTCTAGAAAAAGCAAAAAATAATTTATCTCAAATGTTAAAATTTAAAAAAGAAGACTTTTTAAGCGGAGAAACTAAAATTGAAAAAGCTACAGAAGAAGAACCAAAGGAAGAAATGAAAGGAGTTGAAAAAGGAGAAGAAGAGAAAAAAGTTGAGGAAATTAGAAAAGCGGAAGAAGAAGGAGAACCAAAAGAAGAAATTGAAAAAGCGGAAGAAGAGGAAGATAGAATAGAACTTATAGAGGATAATCTAAAATTATTATTAGATTTAGGTTGGAACAGAGAATTATTGATAAGATATGTTAAAAACAAAGAAATCATAGAAGATATTATTAAAAACAAAAAAAGTTTCTTTGATGTTTTTAAAGAAGTGGTTACTAAATATGGTTTTCGCCCAGAAGATTTGAATGATATGGATTTAGAAGAGAAATATAGAAAAATTAATGGATTATATAATCCACAAGAAACTGTTTTTTATCCTTACCCTAGATTTATTAAAATCATTTTACAAAAAGAATTTAGCCACATTTTTTCCCATCATTTAAGTATTTTTTTAAATCCATTTGTATTATTTTGGCAAAAATGGAGACTTGATACACTTAATCATATTGATTTTATTGATGATTTAGAAGATACTAGTTTATCAGTGTTATTTTCTAAATTACAGCAAGATGGAATAATAAATTTTGAAAAATTTAGTAAAGAAGTAACGCCAGATGTTATTCATAGATATATTTCAGGAGTAGAAAATAATAGAAAAGAGTTAAAAGATTTTTTAAAACAATCAAAAGAGTTCCAAGAATATTTTACTAAATATTTGAGTTTATTAACAGAATTTTTTGATAAAATAGATAAATTAATAAGAGAATTTCCGTCTGAAAAATATTTTGATGAATTTAGTAGATTTTTAATTTGGATTATCAAAAAATATTTAATAATAACAAAACTTGAAGTAGAAATAGAAGACAAGAAAACTGGAAGGAAAATAAAAGATTTCTTTCCTGTTCCGCTTTTTAAACTTTTTGATGAGGAATCAATAAAATTAGCAGAGAAAGGACTTGGAATGAAGATAGAGCCTTTTGAAGTTAAACCATTTGAGTTTTTGGAATATAAAGGCAAAAGGGGAGTTCTAAAAATAGATGGAGCTTATGTAAAACTTAATGAAGAGAAAAAAGAAGTTGAATATTATAAAGAAATAAGACCAGAAAAATACGAAAAAGCGTTTCAAGAAGTAATAAAGATATTAAAAAGATACTTTGAAATTGGATATGTTGTTAATAGAGAACAAGAAAAGGATTTCTTTGAATTCTTTAAAAAGCGGAAAATTGAAAATTATTATATTATTGAATTAAATGAACCAGTTTTATTTGCTTGGGATTTATTATACAATGATAAAAGTATTGATTATCAGAAATCTTTAAAAGAAATTATTTCTCTTCATATATATCCAAGTTTTGAAAATATACTTACTTATCTTAGAAAATTTATTGGGTTTGGATATTATGAGCATGAAAAAGTTTCAAATTTTTATGCCGAATTAGAAAGATTCTTTGAAGATTTTTTTTCGCAAAAAGAAATTAATGTTAAAAATTTAAAAAGATATGCTATAGAAATGTATATTTTGATGGCAAATTTAAATGACGCTCTTAAGAAGAATACTTTTTATTATTTCATAGAAATAATTGATAATAAACTTTCTTCCAATGACCTAGCGAGTTTTCTTTATAATTATATTCCGTTTTATTTTGTTTATTATTCTTTAATTCCCACTTATTTAAATTTTGAAAATCTTCAATATCCTTTTAGTCCTCATTTTAGATTATCAACTTCAAGCGATTACAAGATTTTTCTTTCTGTTTTAAAGAATATGTTGGAAAATTCAGGTTTATATGATAAAAGTTTTTATCTTTTCTTTGGCAAAATTTTAAAGGGAAAAGAAAAATTAAATAACTTCGTAATTTTAAATTATGTTTTCAATAATATCAGAAGGATGCTTTTTAGATTAAAAAATGATGTTATAAAAGGAAGAATAAAAGGAAAAGAGATAAATAATTTAAAATTTTTAGGAAATTTAGGTGAAAAAGAAATAAATGACCTTGCTTTAAAAGAGGCAAAAATTTTTCTTGAAAATTTAAAGGCGGAATTAAAAGAAGAAGCACTTCCTAAAAAACCACAAACAATTTTCAAGGTTTCTTCCCAAAATATTGGAAAAGTATTACAACTTTTAAAAACACTATATAAAAATAAAGATTTAACTAATAAAGCATTATATTTTTATCTTAGAATAGAAAAAGAAAGAAAAACAGTAGAACTTTATTGGCGTGTAGAAAAAATTAGTGATGACAAAATTATATTCCATTATCCTATCTTTTGGGATACCGAATTACAACGCCAAGATGCCTTACAAATACTTCAAAAATATGGAATTTCATTAGATACTTCAATAGGAAATGCGTTGAAAAAAATTGAAGAAATATTACAAGAACAATATAAAGAATTTATTAAAACTCAAGAAGTTGTTAAGCCAACACTAACTGAAAAAATTAAAAAGACCCCGGAATTTCTGACAAAGATAGATTCTAGATTAGAAGAACTTAAATTTAAATTAAAAGAAATTATAGAACAAAAAATAGCATTAGAAGAAACGCCAATTTCTCATATTTTGGGCAAAGAAGTATCTTTTAAAGAATTTGAAGACTTTTTAGTGGAAAATAAAATAAAAGAAATAGAATTTTCTTTGCCCGATATTTGGATTAATAAAACAAAAGAAGGCTTCATAATTTATCCTTACGATATTGTTAAGACCATTTTTGACCCTTATGGTCTTTCCGCTTCTGATATTGGTGTATTTCTTGATATTCCTTCTATATTAGATTATCTTTTAAGGCGGAAAGAAAATAAATATATAAAAAGCCTTCTTAATTTTATTGAAAAATTTAATCAATGGCTTAAAAAACAACCTCATTTACCTGAAATAATATTCCAAACTTTTGGTTTACATTCTCCTGAAAAAGAAGAGTTTTGGAATTTATTTGAAGGGAATACTAAAATTTATATTACTAAAAATCAAGGACAAATAACAGTTAACGATTTTACTTATTATTATAAAAGTATTAAAGAAAAGCAAAGAACGATTTTTTATGATGAAAACGAGATTTTAGTTCCTATACTTGTTTTTGAAGATGCGGAAGGTAATTTATTAATAGAAGATTTAAAAATCAGATTTGATGAGGATGAAGGGGATTATGTATGTGACCAAAAATTAGAATTAAGAGATTTTTTAAGAATAATTACAAGTCATATAGATAAAATTCCATCTTATATTTTTACCTTAAAAGAACAACTAGGTAGTAAGATTAAAAAACTTAAAAGATTCATTTTATTATATAACCCAGAAAGCGGAACTATATTAGTTTTTAGAAGTGGCGAAAAAGAACTTTATTACGATGATATTAAATTTGAGGTTCAAAATAAAAAAGGAGAATTATATTCTTATCATGGTATTCCTAAAATTGATATGATTAAAAATATTGAATATTCTGGATATTTGAGGATACTTCTATCACCAATCCAAGATTTAGAAAAAAATTTTTGGAAAATTTCTCTTTCTAATTATGGCGAGAAAAAGTATGGTAAAATAAGATTTATTTATAATTTAAATTGGAAGGAAAATTTGCCTTTAAAAGAATTAGATAATTATAATGTTACTTATTTTAATGACCCTAATCTTTATTTAATAAACGAACCACAAGAAAAATTTACAAAATTTTTAGAAACTTATCAGAAAAAAATAGTTAATGAAAATTTTGATGTTATAAATAAAGAGCTTGATATTGCTTTTGTAAAGATTCCTGTTTTTCTTTTAAGAGAAACAGAAAGAGGCTATGAGGCTCAATCACAAGAAATTTCGCTGAAAAAATTTCTTGAAGATTTTTCACCAATTGAAAGGACAATAGAGCTTAATGATAATGATATATCATTGATTTTAAATTCTTTAGCTTCTTATAAAGATGGTATAAATAAATTATATTCTTCTAGCGATTTTCTTGAACTTTTTTATAATATTTTACAATTTAATGAAATTTTTCAAAAAAAATTTTTAGAGGCACTTGAAATCAATGAAATACCTACTGATAAAGAATTAGAAATTAAATCAATTGCTAATCTTCTAGACTTTTTAGAAAATTTTTTGCCCAGAATGCCCTCAGAAATTTTAGAAACAATTAAAAGATTACGAGAACTTTATGAAAAACTTGAAAAAGCCAAAAAATTACCTGAAACAAAGGAAAAATTAAATCAAAGAATAAAAGAATTAAATAGACAATTTAAAGAAGCAGAAAAAAATGAAGAAAAAGAAAAATTAATTAAAGAAATTAAAAAGGCGGAAAAAGAACTTATAGAATTAGAGAAACTTGAAAAGGAATTATCTGAGAAAGAAAAATTAATTGATAAATTAAAAGAATTAGAAAAACTTGGAGAGAGCCGAGTGATTATAATGAAAAAAGCAAAAATAGTTAGAAAAATAGAAGAATTAGAAAAATTTGGTGTAGAGGCAAGATTAGCTGGGGAAATAGAGGAAAATTCAAAATATCTTTTTAGATTATTTAGAAATTTCTTAGAAAGAAAGAAATTACAGCAATTATTCTTGGATAAAATTTATGAATATTTTAAAAATGCTATTAATAAATTTCCGCAATTACCTAGTATAGATGATTTATCTAAATTTTACGAAAAATATTATATAATTCCCAAAGAGCAATTTGAACAATTCCAAAGTAAAGTTTTATCAAAACTCAATGACGCGGAAAAAGCAATTATTTATTATCTACATCCATTCATTCTGACATTAAAAGATTTAGATTTATCAAAAATTGAAGACCCAATTGTGAGAAATGTTCTTAGTGGTATTATAAATTTAATAAATGATAAAAGAGCGTTAGTTTTGATACTTTTGACAGGTGGCAGATTTCATTTTGATTTATTTCAAGCGTTTTTATATTTTTATATGAAATCAACCCACGAATTATTAGAAACAAAGAATGTTGTATTTTTACCAAATATTCTTACCGCTTATTTACCATACTTTTTTGCTCCAGATGTAAAAGATGTAGATAATTTATGGCGTGATTTATATTTTTATTATCTTTTTGGTGAGCAACCTTCTGTTTTTGTATCAGGTGGTAAATTTGCTTTATATGAGCCTCGCCAAATTATGATAGAAGGTGATATATTTGATATTTTAAAACAAAAATATGAATTATTTAGAGCAAATTCCCCGATTAAAAATTTAAAAGAATTTATAAAATACTATTTCTTTGATACTTCTAGAGAAGTATTGGCAATATTTGTGATTAAAAACAATGAAATTAAAGAGATGCGATTATTGGGAATCGGTAATGAAGATAGTGTGATACCCAGCGAAAATTATAAAGAAATTTATGAAGATTTAAAAGAAAAGTATCCCAAAGAAGAAGGATATATGCTTTTAGAAGTTCATAATCACCCAGCAAATACATTGCCAACCATACATAATTTCAATTATTATTTTAGAATAAGAAGAGAATTAGGTTTTGACGCGGAATATTATAAGAGTGCTGTATTAACAGAAGATTATATTTTCTTTATTGATGTTACGCCTGAGGAATATTCTAAAAATAAAGATTTTTATGAAAAGAATTTTCAAGGATATAAACTTTCAAAAATTTTAGAAAAATTTGAAGAAAAAGAAATACCATTTTTAAAAATCTATCCTTTAGAAGATTTTACTTCTAAATATATAATTCATTTTTATGACGATTATGTAATAAATAAAGAAAATTTTTGGAATGAAATTAGGCAAAGATTTAGTAATGTGGAAAATCCAGATGTTGTAGTATTTCCCGATACTTATGTTTCGCTTTTTGGTTATGAAATACCTAAACTTGAAAACGCGGAAACACTAAAAGAATTCTTCAAAAAACTTATGATAAATAATAGTTATAGACCATTTATGTATTTTATGGTTTTTATAAAAGACAAATTTCCACAAGAATGGGTTAGCACAGCTTTTGAAGAAGCAATAAAAGAAGTTGAAAAAGATTTAAAAACTAAAATAGTTGGTGAGTGTATTATTTATGGATTTGATACTGATAGAAAACAAATTACAAAATTAGGCTATGCTAGAGTTTTACCAGTTAATATTTTTCCTCTTAGAGTTACCAAAGCAGATTTAGAACAATTGGAAAATTTCCCTTATCTTAAAGAAGAAATTAGTGAGGAAAAAGAAAAAAATAAAAGAATAGAACTTTTTATTAATGAATTAAATGATGCCATAGAAACAGGAAAAGATGTTGAAGCGATTATTGATGGTTGGATAGAAAGAGGTATAACAGACGACATTAATACTTATATAGAAGCCGTTGCCGAAAGAAAAAAAATGGAAGCAAAATTATTTGATATGCCACAGGATTTTAGGGAATATATATTAGATTTTATACAAAGAACTGCTGGGGAAAAAATTACAATAACAAATCTTATTAATGAAAGGATAGAGCCAAAGGAATTTGCTATAAGACCACCAACAACAGAAAAAGGAGAAGAAATTAAAGGAGAAGAAGCTGTTGGTGAAGCAGATATAACAGGAAAACGGATAGAAATGGAAGAAATTATGATAGAAGAAAAAAAGATTAAAATTCCAAAAATATATATTACAATTTTACAAAATAATTTTTATATTCCTAAAGAGCAGGCGATAGAGGAATTAAAAAAGATGAAAGGCGATCCTATTAAAACATTTATTAATTTAGCTAGAATAACACAATATCCTACGAAAGAAGATATAAAGCGGAATCCTAATATTTTGTTAAATTCGGAATATATTCTAATTCATGAGATGTATGTTGATGAAAATGAAAAAATAATAAAATTTAATACTGAGAATGACGCAAAGGCTAGAGCTAGAATTTTAAATGAGGAACTACCTGATGAAGAACGATGGCAAGTTGGGAGAGCAAGAGATAAATACTTTTTATATCGTGATAAAATTATTTTGACGGATAGAATTGAAGAATTAAGTGTTAAAGATGAAAATTTAATAATAAAAGCAACTGGAGAAGAATATAGTTTTCCGCTTGATAATTTTATTCACGAAGAAAATCAGCAAGTATTTAATTTTTCTTTAGTTTTACAAGAGCTTACTGAGGATTCTATAAAAAGAACGCTAAGATATCTACCTAATTATTATATAGCTCAAAAAACTGATAATTACGAAGACGCGGAAAAAGCTAAAGAAGAACTTTATAAAAGAGGATTTTCTGAAAAAGATTTAAAAATTGAGGAATATAAACTCAAAGAAGGCGGAAGTGTATTTATAATTTGGGCAAGAAGAAGACATTTTGAAATTGCTATCTTAAAAGGATATGGAAAAATATTTTTTGAAGCAGTCCAAAAAATAAGAACTACTCCCTATTTCCCAGCAATGTTTAAATTAGCTCAACTTTATGTAAGATTACCTACATATCAAAGACAATTGCTAATGAAATTAATGGTTTTAGCAATGCTTTATAATTTAAATCTTACTAGAAGTATTGAGGAAGTTAATAATTTAATAAAAGAATTAAAATTATTAGAAATTATCAAAAAAATCAAAAAAGATAGGCTTTTAAAAGACTTTTTTAAAAAGCTAAGCAATAAAATTGCTAAAAAGATAAGACCTGGGCAAGAAATTGCTACAGACTTTATAACAAATAAAGCTAATGAAATTTTAGATGCTTATCCTCAAGAAGAAAAAGAGCAGTTAACAAAAATGTTAGAAACATTATATCTAATCAAATGGTTAATTGAATCTTGGGAAAAAATAAGAACTACAGAAGAATTTCAAAAATTACAAGGAACTCCAGAAGGGCAAGCAGAAATTGCTCAGCAAGGCTTAATGTCTATTGATAATTTACCAAATATAATAAGTCCTTATACAAATAAGGAAATTAGAATTTATGATTACATAGATAAAAATATATTAACAGAATTTCATTCGAAAATGAGCGAATTTTATGACAAACAAAGAAGAGAGATTGTTAGGGCTATTTTAATAGCTTCTGGTTTTGAAGAAGTCGATAAAGACCATTTTTGGCGTGAAGGAAGTTTTTATCATTTAGATGATATGGTTAAAACTTGGGGAAAAGATTATTATTTCCCACATACTTTTTTTGGGCAATATCTTTTAAAAATTAATGACAAAATTGTTGCTTCTTATAATGATACATCAGAGCTTGCCTATATTTTAACAACTGAAACGGTAAAACATTATTTAGGTGAAAAAAGGAATAAAATAGATATTGAACATAATTTGATGTATTCTGGTAACGCAAGTAGCATTTTATTATTAAATCTTTCGCCCGGAATGACATTAATAAACTATGCTATTAGAACAAGAAATTATAGTATGCTTTTATTTGATTTTTTCAAAACTTTATTTTCAAATTTAGGAATGAAAATTGAAGAAATTTCAAAAGAAGAAAAAAAAGAGTATGAAGAAAAAGATTGGCAAGTTGTATATGAAACAGAAGATAAAGTTATAGTTGCTAAGGATGAAACAGAGAAAACAGATGTAAGAATTATTAGAGGAATTTCAAATTTAATGAGACGAGAAACCGAAACTGTTGATGTTTTTATGCCTTTAGTATTAGAAGAAGTTATTGCCAATAATGCGTTCCAGACAAAACGATGGATACAAAGATTGATTTTCCGTTCGAGTTGGAATTCAGTTATTAGAGGAGTTAATAATCAAGAATTATTATCAGAATTACTAAAAATAGAAAATGACCTTTTTGGAGTAATTAGAGACCCAATAGCAGAAAGACTAAATGCTATTTTTGAGGGTGTAGTAGCCTTTTTCCAAAGATTAATTTCCAAATCTGCTCTTGTAAAACCTCCGATAATAAACCAATTAGCGGAAACTATACTTTCTTGGAGTGCTCTATTAGCTAGTGCTGTTGTATTAGTGCCTAATATAGGATATCATTTGGTAAATTCGCTACAAGTTCCTGTTTTAGGAACTATTCATTATGGACCGGTATTAACTATGAAAGCATTATGGAAAACTTTAAAATATTTCCGTCCCTTAGGAAGGGATGTTATTGGCAATTTATGGAAGATTACTTTATCTTCAATGCCTGCTACTGCTGGTCAAGCGGATATAGAAAGAAGAGCTGATTGGTCATATAAAATAATTAATCCTACAAGACGATTTATATCATCATTAATTTCTGTAGCAGAGTTATTAAACCAAAGATGGGGCTTTATGATAGGAATTGAGATGTTTAATGAACTTTTAAATTCTAAAATTAAAATGATTGTTAATGGAAAAATTCAGGATGTTACTTTTAAAGAATATCTTAATTTCCTTTGGACAAAAGAATGGAAATATTCTGAAAAAGAAATAAAAAATTATTTAGAAATGTTAGCAATATTAACTGGAATATTTGTTAATTATCAAATTAATTTCTCTAGGGTAATGCGTGGTTTTTATCCAAGAGCTTTTGATATGCCATTTTTTAGAACTACAGTCTTATGGTTGAAAGGATATTTTTATGGTTTTATAGTAAATTTCATTGCCAGACTACAAAATCCTTCTTTAAATATGTGGAATATTTTAATAAATTTAGGGCAAGACCTTTTAAGCCAAAAACCAGATAAAACATTATTACAAGAAGCAGTTAAATTTTTAGATAAATATCCTAATTTGAATGAAAATTTATTAAAACTTCTTGATTTGGTTAATTTTATAAATGAAAAAGGAATAGAAATTCCTAATGAAATGACTTTAGAGGAAATTTTAAAACAGCCTGAAGTGAAAGATGTTAAAGTTATTTTTGATAAAAGATTTTTCTCTATAACGCGGAAATTAAAATGGGAAAGATTAAGATTCTTAGCTTGGTTTATAATTATCTATTTCTTATTACTTGGCTTAAGGGGAATAGAATGGTTAATGAGTTTATTTTATCGTCTTGTTCCGGAACTTGACCAAAAAGTAAGTATAGCAAAACAAAGTATAAAGAGTAAAATTGGAGAAAATTGGTATTATTTCTTAAATTATGGAGTTCTTTCAACAATGTTGGGTTATGATTGGGTTCAAAAATTTTTGCCAGCAATATCAATTGCTAATTTTGGTCGCACTCTAGCTGGTTCTGCTGAGGTTATGGTTGGAGCTTTTAGGGAGTGGCGTAGAGTAAGCGAATTATATCCTTTTAAATCAAAACTAACAACTCTTTTCATAGCCTCTTTAAGACAATCAGGTATTTTCTGGCCAATAACTCAAATAATACCATCTATAGCTGGCTTAAAAAATGATATAGTTTTTACACAAGAATTAAATCCCTTGGGTAGGCTTATAAATATTAGAGAATATACACCAAAATTTTCTTTAGCTTATTTTCTTAGCAAATATTTATCTCCTTCGCTTCTTTATATTTTAGGTATTCCACTAGGACATTCTGAAATGGTTCAAACTTATCGTTTTTTAGAAAATGTTACAAATTATTTTAATGAAAGAGCAAGTTATATTAGAAGCAAGGTTCTTCCTGTTTATATATTAACTTTTGATGAATATCTACTTGGTAAAGTAAAAAAAGAGGAATATGAAAGAGTTAAGAAAACAACTAAAGAACAACTTAAGCTTTATTTAAAATCAATTGAAAAAGGATATGAAATGTTAGGAATTACAGGTGAAGAAAAAAGAGAAAAAACATTAAATCATTTTATTACAAGTCTATCTGGATACGCATTTCTTGCTTCTTCTAATTTAATACAACCAAATCTTGTCTCAAGGCAAATAGGAAGAGCAAATGATATGATTTTTTATAACATTTTATCTTCTCCTACTATTCAAAATAATAGAATTATAAAAGATGCTCTTAAAGAATATCTTCTTTTTAATATTTCTGACGATATCGGTATTACTCCTAATACAACAGAACAGCTTTTAATCTTATTGCCTTTAATAAAAGAAGTTTTAGAAGAAGAGCCAACTTTAAAAAAGCTCCTTGAAGCGGAAAAATTAGAATTTGAGCCCAAAGAAATAAAAATAGGCAAACTATACGAACTATTTAAAAAATCTAAAAAATGAGAAAAATTGATATTAGAAAAAAACAAGGTTTAGGAGAATTAACTTATGAAGTTTTTAAATATGACCCTCGTGCTTTTTTACTTACTTGTATATTCACTTATGACCCTGATAGTAAAGAAAAGATAAGACCATTTCCTGATTATGATTATATTTGGTTTTGGCTTGATGTTTGGTTAAATGAGCAATATATTTTGATTTTAAAATCAAGGCAAATAATGGCTACTTGGACTTTTTTGGCTTTTCATTTTTGGAAGGCTTGTTTTTATCCAGGCACTTTTTGTATTTTACAATCTTCAAAAGAAAGCAAAGCAGGTTGGGGCGGAACAAAATCAGCAACAGACCCATCGGCTTTATTAAGTAGAGTAAAGTTTTTCTATGACCATTTACCTGAATTTATACATGACCATTGGGAAATTGCTTGTGCTTTTCAAGACCCAATGATAGTATTAAAAAACAAAAAAGAAGGGGGAGAAAGCATTTTAAAGGCTATTTCTTCAAAAGAATATGATTTTAGAGGCTTTCCCAAAGGGATATATATATTAGCCGATGAGTTAGCATTTCAACCAGAAGCTCACCAAGCTTTTGTTTCCGCCCAACCGCTAATCGGAAGTGAAGGAAAATATACCGCAATAACTACAGCTGCTAATAATCAGTTTTTACTTTCTTTAATGTATGGAAAAGAAAGATGAGTGAGGAAAGGTCTTATTTAGATAAATATCCCAAAGAAGTTAATACAAAAGAAGAAATTCATAAATATTTTCGTTGTAAAATACCTGATAATGCTATAAATCCTACTCCCTATACAATTCTTTGGAAAAATGAAAAGAATGGTTTTTGTATTTTATTAACATCTTATAAAGTTCTTCCGCAATATAGGGAAAATGAAGCGGAAATGGAAAAAGTAAAAAAGACTTTATCAAGAATAGAATTTAATAGAGAATATTTAATGGATGTTAATGTAAATTTAGCCCAAGCAAGAATTTATACTACTTTTAATGAACAGGTTCATATTATTAGAGAAGAAGAAATTAGATTAAATCCTGATTTTCCGATTTTAAGGGGATGGGATTTTGGAAGAAGGCATCCAGCTGTTGTTTTTGCTCAAAAAATAACCCATGACGCGGAATATCCGCAAGGAACTTTTCTTATCTTAAAAGAAGTAATGGGAGAAAATGTAAGTTTAAATGAATTCATAGACCAAATATTACATATATCCCAAATGGATTTTGAAGGTTTTAAATTTAAAGATTTTTGTGACCCTATTTCTATTACCCAAAAATCAGATAAAGCAGATTTTTCCGCAATGGAACTTCTATATAATAGGGGTATAATTCCAGCCTACCAAAAATTTACTATCACAACAGGTGTTAATTTGATTGATACAATGCTAACTTATAGAATAGGTGGTAAATATCCTTTTATTTTAGTTTCTTCTTCTTGTTCTCAATTAATTTCAGGTTTTATGGGTGGTTTCAGATGGGATAAAAGTGGTTCTTTGCCTTTAAAAGATGGTTATTATGAACATTTACACGATGCTTTAAGATATATAGTCACTTTAAATTATACTTTTGAAGAAGTTTTTTATCTTTCAAAAAGAGAACCCCACCATAAACCAGTAATAACAGAAGATGTCTATACAAGAAGAATTAAAGAATATATTAAAAAGAAATTAGAAATAAAGAATAAAAAGATAAAAATAGTAAAGTTAGGACAGCCAAAATAAGCATAATCAATAATATCCATCTTGACATTTGACTATTTTTGGACTATATTTATATATATGTTAGTTTCTTTAACTTTAAAAGGAGGAAATAATGAAAATAAAACAAACAAAATCTGCCCAACCAGGGCAGAAGGTAGAGCTTTCGGGGACAATTATTCGTGTGTCCCCACCAACCAAATCCAAAAAAGGAACTTGGCAGACAGCTATCTTAAGGGATGACACTGGTGAAATCTTGCTTTTCTTTCAGAAAAACTTCATAAATGAAAGTTTTCTAAATAAATCCGTAAAAGCAGTAGGAGAATTCAGTTTATATTTTAGTTCCGACAAAAACACTTATCTTCCAAAGGTAAATGTGGAAAAAGTAGAACTTTCAGAAAAAGAAGAACCTAAATTAACTGATACTGATAATTCCGATTTAAAAGATTTCTTAATCAAATTATCGTGTTGTCTTTTATTAATGGAAAAAGTGATTGATGGAAAAGTGACAGATAAAGATGATATTAGAGAGACATTAGGAATAATGATAAATACAGTTAAGAAAATCATTAATACGACCAAAAAAGCGGAAGAAGAAGTTGAGGAAGAAGTAGAAGACCTTACTGAACAAGAGCTTAAAAATGAGGGGGATATCTAAGGGTATCCCCCTTTATTTAATTAGGAGGGAAAATGCTTTATTTTCAATGTCCTGATGGGATAATAATAGGAAGTAAAGATTGTTTAGAAGCGTGCCGATTAGGTGAGCGTTGTATTCACATTTCAGTATTAAAGATGCTAGCTGATGATAGGAATTATACCGATACTCAATATACGATTACTGATATTGTAGATGAGCCATTAAGGGTCTTTTTAAAGCGGAAAAACATTGTGGTAATTAATCCTTTTTCTCAAATGACAGCTTTTATTGGGTTAGTGTTTCATAAGCATTTTGCGGAAACAGAAGAGAAAGGAGTTGAGACAGAGAAATCGTTAATGACAAAAATAAAAGATTTTGATTTATTTGGAAGGGTGGATAAAATTCAAGAAGAAAAGATTGTAGACCATAAGGTTGTTTCAACGAATATGATATTTCTTTTAAAGAAAGGCAAGGTGGAATTAAGACCTGAGTGGATAAAACAACTTCAATATTATTATTATCTTGCCAAAGTAAATGATTTAAAAATCAAGGATTTAGAGCTTAATATATGGGGGTTGAGAGATGTTGATGCTTCTACGCCTAGTGATTTTATTTTTCATAAGGTTTATGTTCCTATTCCTTCTGATATAAAACACTTAGAAGCGGAAATCTATGATAAAATGCTTGTTCTTTATAATTATCTTAAAAATAATGTTGTTCCGCCTATTTGCGAAAATTGGAATACGGAAAGATGTAACCGATATTGTAATTTGAATTATTTGTGTCCATTCTTTTCCGATTTAAAAGAAAATAAAGGTTTAGAAGAAAGAATAATTGAAATACCCGAAGAAACGGAATTACATCAAAAGGTTAGTGAATATATAATGTCCCAAGAAATTTTTAAACAATACAAAAAGGATGTTGAAGAAGGCAGAAAACGAATGTTAGATTATGCTTTAAAGAATAGAGCAAATGTGGTTAAAATCAAAATGGAAGGGGAAGAAAAGAAATTCCAAGTAATTAGGCGTGAAAGAATGACAATAGATACTCAAAAGTTAAAAGAATTACCTGATGAGATTTACCAAGAACTTTTGAAGCGGAATATAATTAGAAAAATTTATTATTACACAATCTTACCAAAAAACAATGAAGAGACCATATCTTCTTTGGACTGAAAAAGAGGAAAAGATAGTTAAGAAATTGATTGAGAGATTTAATAATGAAGTTCCGCTTGATGAAATTCAAAAGGTTTTTCCTTATCGGGGCGTTAATTCTTTAAGGTCAAAAGTAAAAGCTTTGGGCGGAAGAATAATCACAAGACATTTTCATTCTTATGAACCCGATGAGAAAGCCTTACAAGAAATTTTAAAAGTAGAAAAAATTAAAAAGAAAAAATGAAAATAGTAGTTATTTCCGACCTTCATGTGGGTTCAATATTTGCTCCTTTTCCGCCTGATTTTAAAACAAAAGAAGGTAATCGGGTAGGTTTAAATAAGGGGCAAATGAAATTATACAAAGATTTTCTAAAATTCAAAAAAGAAATAAAAGAGTTTAATCCTGATATTATTCTACTTCTTGGTGATTTAGTTCAGGGATATAATCCAAAAGAATTTGGGCAATTAGTAATGCCTTGTGATTTAGTTGACCAGGCAGAAGCAGTTGTATATTTACTTCAAGATATTTGCGAAAAGAAAATGGTTTTTGGTGTTCCAGGAACTCTTTATCATAAAGGGGTTGAGTTTCATCCTGAAAAAGTAATTACCGAAAAATTGGGCGGAAAATATTTTTCTTATGGTGTTAAGACTTTATTAATTGAGAAATTCTATGTGAATATTGGGCATGGAGCTACAGGCAGTAATCTATACAAATTATTCGTTTTAGAAAGGGAAAGCATGTTTGTGAAATTATCGGAATATATGAAAAAGATTTCTCCAATTGATATCATAATAAGAGGACATTTACATTGGGCTGGATTTTTCTATCTTCCGAATTTAAAAATCTTCTATTTACAAAATCCTTGTTGGCAAGCGTGGTTTCCAATAAAAAAGTCTTTGAGATATTTTGGGTTATATCAACCTGATATTGGCGGAATATTTTTAGAAATTCCCTCTCAAAAGGATTTTAATAAAATAAGGGTTTCATTTAAGTTATATGAAAATCCTAAAATGGAGTTGTTTGTATGAAAAGAAGAACAATAAAAAGAGAATTAGATAAACTATTTTCCCAATACTTACGCAAAATCGTGGGGAAATGTGAAAATTGCGGAAGAAAAGATAATCTTCAAATTCATCATTTATTTTCAAGAAAATATATGGCTTTACGATACGACCCTGATAATATCCTAGTATTATGCCCAGGATGCCATTTTCACTTTCATAATAATCCGCTTCTTTGGGCGGAAAAAGCTAAGGCTAAACTTGGTGAAAAGAAATACAAAGAATTATTAGAAAAGGCTAAAAAGCCTAGAAAAATAACAAATGAGGAATTATTTGAATTATTGGAATTTTTAAAAAAGGAGGTTTTATGAGGTTTTTAGTAATACCCAAAAACACATACCCTCAGAACTTTGAATTAGTTATTGAAGGCAAAGTTTTTGAGGGTATGTATTATCATGGTATTTTAACAATACGCCATCAAGAAAATGAAATCTTCAAAGCAAGACTTGGTGGCGATTTTGATAACTTCATTTCTTATCAAGACTTAGTGATGTTCTTATATTTAAATAAAGACAAACTAGGGGTTGAACGAATTACTTTCTGGGGAAGAATTAAAAACACAGCGTTATTTATTAAAGAAATCCTTGGAGGTGTTTTATGCCAATTCCAAAAAGGAAAAAAGGAGAAACAAGAAAAGAATACATAAGAAGATTAACTTCATTTTTTATTCACGAAGGCAGAAAACCTGACCAGGCTTATGCGATTGCTAATGATATTGTAAGAAGAATGGCTAATCTAAAAAGAAAAAAGAAATGATAGAAGAAGTCCTAAAAGGGTTAGAAAAAAAGATAAAGCAACAATATTTGAAAGTGGGGGAGATTTCCCGTCTTTTGGGGGTCTCCCCCTCTTTAGTAAAGCGCTGGATTAAAAAGGGGGTGTTAAAAGCGGAAAAACATCCAATACTTTATCCCCAGTTAGGGGGTAGTTGGGTAGTAAAAGTTAGTGATTTTTTAAATTTTTTAATTGATTATTTAAAAGAAGAAACTTATAAAGAAAAAATAAAAAAGTTACAAAAGATGGCTAATAGCCATCAAGAAGCAAAAAAGGAGGAATAATGAAAGTCTTTGAATTTAAAAGCAAAACACATATTTGTTATTGCGGAAGCAGTCTTTTTAGGGCATACTGCTTCCAATTGGCAAAGGGCTTTATCGTGAGAATTGAGTGTGAAAATGGACATCTTCAAGCAATTACTGAAACTCAAATTGAACCTTATTTAGAACCTTCTAAATTAGATAAATTGATTACAAAGGTAAAAAAGCAATGGGAAAATAAAGATTTTTCTAAAAAAGATTATTCAGCTCTATTAAGGGAGGACAAATGAGAGAAATTGATAAGGAGTTTTTGGAAGATTGTAAAGCGGGTGAAGCTTTAGAATACATTATGGAACTTGTTAAAAATGGAGCGGATGTGAATGCTGTTGAGAATAAGGATAAAGAATTGGTTAAATATCTTTTAGAAAACGGGGCGAATGTTGATTACCAAAATTTTTGGGGTGAAACTGCTTTGATACTTGCCTGTAAAGGCGGAATGACTGAAATTGTAGAATTATTAATTCCTAAATTTGAGGAGAAAAAATAAAAAAATATGGGATGGAGCAGTTTATTCTTTAACAATCAAACCTTCCTCAGTTTCACCTTTAAAATATAATTTGAAACGCATCTGCTCCATCCCAAAAATATGTAATTAAAAAAGGAGGGAAAATGAAAAACAAAGGTTTTATAATTGAAGATATAAATGGAAAAATCGACATTAAACTTAAATTTCTTGATGGTTTTATTGATATTACTTCCTGGAATCTTACTTTTAATGGTATTCCGATTAGAAAACTTCAATTTTCTCTTTATGAAAAATTATGCTTAATGTTATTCGAAAAGGCGGAAAAAATTCTAACAAAAGAAAAACTTGAAGCTTTAAGAGAATGTTTAATTTGGGAAATTTTAGGGCGTGCGACAATAACATCTTATTCTTTTGATAAAGTTATTTTCCGAAGCAAAGATTTTAAAATCGCAATCACTTATCATAAAGAAAAACCAGAATATTGGATGGAGGATGAAGATGCCAAGAAATAAAGAGAATTATAAAATACAATGTGCTTATTGTTATCAAGTTCTTCCGCCTGAATATTGTTTAGTGGTAAAGAAATGGGATATTGAAGAAGGTAATTATGATTATGATGATTATTCTTTTTGTTCCGAAAAATGCTTAGAAGGGTTTTTAAAGAAAAATTTATTTAAATTATTAGGAAAAGAATTAAGAATTGAAAAGGAGGAATAATGAAAAGAAAAATAACAGCAAAAGAAATTATTGTATTATTTTTTATTTTAATTGGTTTCATCTTTTCATTTCGTGTATTGATTGAAAATTTTCATTTAGAAAAACAGCTTCAAAAATACCAAAACGCGGAAAAACATTCTCTTATTATTCCGCTTCAATATTATTTTAATAATTATTTAGATACCATCTATTCTATTACTTCTTATCTTACGGGCTTGGATATAAAATATCTTTACGCAGTATCAGAAGTAGAAAGCAACCATAATCCAATAGTAGTAGGCGACAAAGGAAGAAGCGTAGGTTTATTTCAAATCCAAAGCCAAGAATGGAAAGAATGCTTAAAACATCCCCTTATCAATGCTCTTACATTCGCAATCATTCTAAAAGGATTAGAAAAACGCTATGGACATATTACAATTGCTTTGTCTGTTTATAATGGAGGACCTAGTAATCCTAATCTAAAATATACTCAAAAAGTTTTAAAAATATTAGAAAAATTTGAAAAGGGGGAAAAATGAGAGATATTGATAAAGAGTTATTAAATGCTTGTTGGCTTGGTGATTTTAAAAAAGTTAAACAACTATTAGAAAAAGGAGCAGATGTGAATGCCAGAGATGAAGACGGTTGGACTGCTCTAATAAAAGCTTCTTACAATGGTTATGAAGGAATTGCTGAATTACTGATAGAATATGGAGCTGATGTGAATGCTCAAAATAAATACGGTGATACTGCTTTAATATATGCTTGTTGGAATGGTCATAAAGAAGTGGCTGAATTACTATTAGAGAAAGAGGTGCTGATGTGAATGCCAGGAATAAAGATGGTAATACTGCTTTAACGATTGCTTGGGAAAGAGATCATAAAGAAATAGTTGAACTCCTAAAATCCTATGGAGCAAAATTTTAAAAGGAGGTAAAATGAGAGATGAAAGAGATTATGCTTTATTTTGGTATGCTATTTGGGCTTATAATTTTCTTAGAGATTATACAAAAGAAGAAATAAAAGCATTAGTTTTAGAGATTGGTGACCTTACTCAAGCTTTTCCGCTTCAAGCCCTTCCTTTAAGGAAATGGAAACTGAAATTTAAGAAACTGGCTGATAAAGAATTAACCAGTTATCAATTACTTGCTCTTCTAATGGTTGGAATGGATATTTTAGTAGATGGTGATATATCAAAAAATCATCCTGATTTTCAATATTTAAAACTTGCTAAAAAAGTAGTTGAGCTGTAAAAAATGATTGAGCCTTATTTTGAGATGGATTTAAATTATATTCCGCGTTATAAGAAAATAATTTATGAGAATGAGAAGATGATTGTCTACGAGGATGGAAGTATATATCACAAGGATAACAGGCTGAATAATTTGACTAATAAAGAATGGATGAAGTTTACGAAAAGTTGGTTTATTTTAGAAACCAGGAAAAAACGAGATATGGATATTTTACAACATCCTGCTACTTTTCCTGATGAATTAGCCTTAGAATTTATCAAATTCTTTACAAAAGAAGGACAAATGGTTTTAGACCCAATGGTTGGTGTAGGTTCAACTTTGGTTGCTTGTGTGGAAACGGGAAGAAATGGAATAGGAATAGATTTAAATGAAAAATACGCTAAGATTGCTAAAAAGAGACTGCTTAAATATAATACTAATCCCTTATGGCCAGATATTGCTAAAAAAGTTCATATTACATATTATGTTGCTGATGCTTTTGATATTGATAAATTAAATCTTCCGCCTATTGATTATTGTATTACTTCTCCGCCTTATTGGGATGTGCTTAGAGAAAAAGGATTGGAAAAACAAAAAAAGCGGAAAGAAATGGGTTTGGATACCTATTATTCCGATGACCCAAGAGATTTAGGTAATATATCTGACTACAATGAGTTTTTAGATAAATTAACTGAGATTTTTAAAAAAGTATATGATGTTCTTAAACCAGGGGTTTATATGACGGTGATTGTTAAAAACATCAAGAAAAAAGAAAAGAAATATCCTTTAGCTTGGGATTTAGCTTCTAAACTTTCCACTTTTTTTGCTTTAAAAGACGAAAAAATTTGGTGTTTAAACGAAGAAAAGCTAAGACCTTATGGCTATAAATATGCCTGGTCCAGCAATACAATACATCATTATTGTTTAAATTTTAGAAAAGAAACCTAAAAAGGAGGAAAACATGGAAGAAAGAAAAGAAAACTTATCATTTGTAATATCAAAAGAAACGAAACAAGGGAAAATGACAATTGGTTATATTCCTGTTGATGAAATTCCGCCGAAAGCTCCAGTAGGAAGAAATCCCTTTTATATGGCTCTTTTAAGGAAATTCTTAGAAGATAAAAACACAAAGAAAGCGAAAATCTATTACGAAGGTATTCCACCTCGAAAGGTTGCTACTTTATTATTTTGCTCCTTAAAACATTTAAAGAAACAAAATCCCAATATAAAAATCAGCATCTACAAAAGAAACGGTGAAGTTTATATTGAAAAATCGGAATAATGATAAACACAATAATTTGCGGTGATAGTGAAAAAGTCCTAAAAGAATTTCCTGATAACTGGGTTGATGCGGTTATTACTTCTCCACCTTTTAATCTTCACAGAGCTTACGATGTTTATAACGATGATGTAGAATGGGATAAATACTTTCAAAAATTGTTCGCTATTCTCAAAGAGTGTTTCCGCGTTTTAAAGGATGATGGAAGACTAATAATTGAAATTCAACCTGCTTTTTCTAAATATATGCCTACCCATCATATCGTTTCTAATTTTCTTTTAAACGAATTGAAAATGCTTTTCTATACCGAAATTATATGGGACAGAACCTATTATAACGCAAGAATAACGCAATGGGGCTCTTTTTGTCTTCCTTCAATGCCTTATTTCCAAAATACTTGTTCTTTTATTCTTGTTTATTCCAAGAAAGAAAGAAAGCATAAAGGGGAAAAAAAGAATGCCGATATCTCACCTTTAGAATTTAAAGAATGGATAACAGGAAAATGGCAAATTACACCAGAAACTGATTTAGAAAAAAGATATAATCATCCTGCTCCTTTTCCAGAAGAACTTGTTTTCCGCCTTATAAAACTTTTCACTTTCAAAGGAGATATCATCTTAGACCCATTTTGCGGAATAGGAACTACTTGTATAGTCGCAAAAAAACTAGAAAGAAACTTTATCGGTATCGATATTTCTCCTAATTACTGCGAAATAGCAAAAAAACGACTGAAACAACTAGACTACAAACTAATTTAATTTAAAAGGATAGGGCGTTCTAGGGATTAAATCACCCTTTTTCCCTAGGACGCCCTATTTTTACCCCCTAAATCCCCTTTATTTGGCTTTATAAAAGGCGATCTCCTAAGGGGTAGGGTTCTTACCTTACCCCCTAAGAGAACGCCTTTTATAAGCCAAAATAAAAGGGGTTTTTGAGCAATTTTAAAAATATCTTTCAAAAATAAAGAGGAGAAAAAATGGCGTTTATTATTTTAATAATTTTAATTTTATTATATCTTTATTCCGCTATAAAGTCTTAAACTTAAAGGCGGAATAAAGATATTTAACTTAAAAAGGAGGAAGCAATGAAGAAAGGTAATTGGAGGATTTATTCCTCCAATAAAAATATTTTAAAATTCTATGAAGATTTGAAGGATTATTTTTCAATTTTCAGACACTATGTAAATTGGCGATATTTCAGCAGACAAGAGCTGAAAGATACTATTATCTTTTCAACAAGTCGTGTTGAATATAATTCCCAATTGTTTGAAAATTTTGAAATAACTTTAGATAAACAATATCTATCATGTGATGCTGTCAGATACTTAAGTTCCTTTAATGGAGTTTATGAATTGGATTTTGGAGTAGATAAAGTAATTCGGATATTTGAAACTAATACCCAAAAATCCATCGGCTATTATATTCCCGCAATGAATACTTTTCTAGCTGGCAATTGGTTGTATTCCGATTTATGCTATGAAATCTATAAAACATTTGCGGATGATTTGAAGAAACTTTTTAAGAAAATAGAGGTTAAGCCGATAGAAATTCTCTTAGGGATGGACCCAGAATTAGAGGTATGGCATCAAAATTCGTATGTTAAGGCAAACGAACTTTTGCCATTCTCTGGTCATCTAGGAACTGATGGAAGTGGTTGCCAAGTAGAGCTTAGACCGTCTCCCTCACCAAACGAAGACAAATTGGTTGAGAATATTAAAGATCTTTTAATAAGATTTCACAGGAGCTATCCAAATTACAATCTTCTTGTTTCTGGTGATAAATACCCTTTAGGCGCTCATATTCATTTTAATCTTCCAATGGATAGAAATTTTATATTGATTTTAGATGACTTCTTAGGACAATGGCTATTACCATTATCTGGAAAAGCGAGATCGCATTATAAACATTTATCTAATGTTGAAACCAAAATTTATGGTTTTGAATACAGAAGCCTACCCTCCGCAATCTTATTAACACCAGAAATTTTAACTACAGTTTTAAAGATTGCCAAAAGATTAGCTTTCGAATTTTATTTCGAGAATGGTGTGAGTGATTTTTCCGAATTAGAAATCCAAAGATTGGGATTAGAAAAAGAATATCAAATATTATTTGACTTTATCAAAAATTATTGGCAAATGAACAAAAATATCTTATACCAATGGGGAATAATTACAGAAGAAGAATTAGAAAGACAGTTTTCTATTGTTTTTAGAGACGATTGGCATCCTTGTATCTGCGATTATGTTTATAAATATCTTTTAAAAAAATTAAAAGAAATGAAATTCGAGGGGGAAATTATAATATTCGGGCTAAAAGAAGACAGGGGAGAAGTAGTTTATGGGTTTGATAGTGCTTATTACAAAAGAATTCCAGACGATACTTTTAGTTTTAATCACAATCATATCTATGGTTTACCTTATTCGTTAAGAATGAATTTAAACATTGAAAATGAAGCAGAAGTAAAAAGATTAGAAAAAGTTTTGGAAGAAATTATTTTAGAAATTAAAAGGAGGTAAAAACAATGTGTGTAATAGCAATAAGTCATTCTGGGGAGAAATTCCCCAGAGAAACCTTGGAAAAAATGTTTGATGCGAATCCACATGGGTGTGGGTTCGCATATGTTGAGGATGAAGTTGTAAAAGTCAAAAAAGGCTTTATGGATTTTAATGATTTCTTTCAAGCATATGAATTAATTCCAAATGTGGTACATGCCATACATTTCAGATTTAAAACACACGGTGAAATATCTCAATCTTTAACGCATCCTTTTCCGCTTGATAAAATTATTCCTCCTGACCAAATAGAATTTGAGACTCAGTCAGCTTTTTTCCATAATGGAACGATAGAATACCATAAAACTTTACTGTATTCGATATTTCCAAATTTAACAAATGAAGAAAAAGAAATTATACTTAAATATCCAGATTTATCTGATACTTTGGTGATGGCGGTATATTTAAAAGTAGTTAAGAATCTTGATTTTCTTAAATTCTTTTCCTCTAAATTTGCTATTCTAACGCCAGATGGAATTATAAAGTTTGGAAATTTCGTTAAAGAAGGGAATTTCGAATATTCCAATGTTTCATGGCGTTCGAGAGTGATTTATTCAGATAAACCTTGTCCATATCGGAAACATCGAGATAAATGCCCAACAAAGAATTATCGAAATTGCCCTTATTTCGACACCAAATGCCCTTACAATAATACTACTTATACCAATTTTCAAAATGGTTGGTATGTTATCTAAAAATTTAATTTTTTTAAAGGAGGTAAAAAATGGAGAAAATAATTGAAACTATTAGAAAATACGGTCTCCAATTTTTCGATGGAGACCAGAAGAAGAAGGCATTAAAAGGCTTGCTAAATGAGCTGAATAAACTTTTAAAAATAGATGTAAAACTCATTTTTAACTTAAAGGATAGATTGATGTATCAAATTACTGGCGGAGGAAGATATCATCCGACTAATCGGACAATTTATCTATACAAATTATCATTTATGACTTTCTTACACGAATTAGCACATGTTTTTACAGTATCAGAAGCGGAAGCCCGAAAGATATCGCATTTTCTCTTCAAAGCTTCATTGCCTGAAAAATATGAAAACGCCAGAAGAAAGAAATTATTCTTCCATTTTCTATCTGATGAAGAGATTAAGGAAGGCGAAATTATATTAAAGAGATATTTGAATGAGCTGTTAAAATTTGAAGATAATTACGAAAAAGAAAAATTCTTTTCCGCCTTTTAGGCGGAAGGAGGAAAGATGGAAAAATTTAATTTCAGTTTTAAAATCAATGGTGATGAGATTTATTTTTGTTATAAAAATTTCAAAACCAAAATAAATTCTACAGAATTTGAAAGCTTTCTGAGAAGCAATGGTCTTACAATCATTCATTTTCAAAACCTTCACGCGGAAACAATTTTAAACAATACAAAATACCAGTTTATATTTAACGAACAGATTAAAAGTAAAAAGGGGAAATTCTTAATATTTAAATCTATTCCTGAATTTGAAAGAGGGATGACACCTTGTGTCAAAAGAACTACAGTTGTTTTTTTACCCCACCAAAAAGCAAGAATCACAACTGATTGGATAAAATTAAAAATAAATTCAGATACTCTAGAAATTGAGGAATTTTACCATAAAAAACACATATATATATGGAATGGAGAAAATCTAATAATGGAGGAAAAATGAAAAATATGGAATGTCCATATTGTGGGACTAGGATTGATAAAATTCTTATTATTGAAGAGGGTTCATATCTTTGGGAGCCGGAATTGAATGAAGAGGGAAAAATAATATGGGCTACTGGCGAATTTCAAACTTCGGATATTTACCAAGTCTGCCCAGAATGCGGAGCAAAACTATGTGATTATGATGAAGAAAAGATTATAAAAATGCTAAAAAGGAGGAAAAATGAAAAAGCTGATTGATAAAGATTACATTTGTTTTTCAGATTTGAAAAAACTTATTAACAGAATGTGGAAAATCATAAAATCGGCAAATTTTAAGAAGATAGATGAATTACCAAAGATTTTGGAGAAGATAAGAACTCAAGAGCATATAAAGATTGATGTATCTAAATCGCAAAATAATGTGTATTTTGAAGTAAGACATCTGTTATTCCCATCTTCTTGGACGATTTCGATTAACGACGGAAGAGCAAGTTTGAGATATTTTGTAATCATGAATGGGGAAATTGATAAAATGGAAATATTGTATAACGAAAGTATTTTATTAAATGATAAATGGTTTAAAGAACTAATGAAAGTTTTAAAGTAGTTAAA